GCGGTTGTCGTCATGGGCGTCGGTGTGGATGGTCTTCAGCACGCGACCACGGTCGTCGAGAAGGGTCACTGCCACTGCGCGCTCCTTGCATGAAAAAGGGCCCCAGTCGCCCGGGGCCCTCCGATTCTAGGGCCGCAGCCCCGTCATCAGGTCAGGTCGAAGATGCCGAAGTGGGCCTTGTCGTTGTCCACCTGGATGCCCCACTCGGCCAGGATCATGCGGGTCTCCGCATCGCCGGCGGTGGGCACGACCTTCTGCATGAAGTTGCGGAAGAAGGCCATGCGAACCATCTCCGGGTCCACACCGTAGATCAGCTCCTGGTTCATGTGCCGGTCCAGCACCACGCGCAGGTTGCCGAAGTCCGAGGCGTACATCGAGACGCTTGCCTGGACCTTGGTCTCCGCGATGTTGTGCTGGCTGTTGGTGCGGCCCACGAACCCGTCGATGACGACCTTCTGGTTGCTGTTGGTGAACAGCATCGTGGCCGACCCGCCGGCGTTGAAGGAGGTCTTCAGCGTATCGCGGAACAGACCGGTGCCGGTCTCCGTGAGCGCACGGTTGGTACCCTCGGTGTGCGCCGCCGTTTCCGACACGGGGTTCGCGCCGGTGGAGCCGCGGCTGGTGATCGTCAGCCAGTGGCCGAAGGCGCGCGTGCGGCGGATGCCGTCGTCGGCGCCGGTGTCGCGGGGCTGCTGCGACAGGGCCACGAACTCGATGTCGCGCTTCAGCTCCTTCGAGCGCTTGGCCATCTGGTGGGCCATCTCCGACTTCCGGCCGGCGGGGTTGCTGGCCTCCTGCGAACCCGACACCGTCGCATCCTTGTAGGAGATCTGGGCGTGGTTGGACAGGCGCACGGTCGGGCTGGAGGCCGAGCGCGCCAGATCGAAACCTTCCTCGATGGCGTTCGCGCCAGCGTTGGCCAGGGTCTCGGTCTGCCAGTCGAAGCTGACGTTGTTCACGCTCCGGCGCCCAATGGACGACTGGAACATGGTGTCGACGGGGTCGATGTTGTAGATCGCGTCGGACAGGTCTTCCCGGTTGCCGATGGCCTGCCGGGTCTCGAATGCGTTGGTGACTTTTGCCATGATGGGCTCCTAAAGGAATTTCTCGAAGAGGGCGGCCGCGGACTTCACCGTGCCGACCTTGGCGTGGGACTGCTTCATGCGCGTGAGCTCGCTGACCTGGCGGGCTTCCTTCCGAGGGGCCGCTGCGCCGGGCTTGAGCACCGGGGGCTTGGCGGTCTTGACCGGCTTGAGGGTGGCCCGGCGCTGCACCAGGTCCTGGTACTTCTGGGCCATCCTCAGGAGCACCACGGCCCGAGGGTCCATGATGCTGCCCAGTTCCTCATCGGAATAGCCGAGGGACCGGCCCAGATCCTTCATCGCGTCGCGCTCGGCCTTGGCGACTTTCGGGTCGCGCCACTCGGGGATCATCTCCCCCAGCCTGGCCTTTGCCTGCTCGAACTGCCGGGCCTGGAGGGCCTGCATTTCTTGCTGACGGCGTTGATCGATCTGCGCCCTCTCGGCCGCGACCTGCTGCTTGGCGGCCTGCCTGCGTTGGTGGTCCGCCCACTGCGCCGCGAACTCGATGGGGTCCTCGTTGCGCAGGCGGTCCCAGTCCACCTGGGGCTCGGCCTGGTTCAGCAGTTGGTCGACCTGCTGGAGTCGCTGCGCGTACTGCTCGCGCAATGCCCGCGTCTGCTGAACCTCGCCGTGGAACTCGTTCCGAGCCGCGGCAAGCTCCTGCGTCTTGCGGGTGTAGTCGGCGGTGCGGCTGTAGCCCTTGACCAGCTCGGAAAGGGGTACCTCGACTTCCTGGCCCGCAATGCGGACCTGGTACACGGGCTCCTGCTCCTCCTCGGCCTCGGACTCTTCGTCGTCCCCGTCGTCGCCCTCCTCGTCGGCGTCCGAATCGTCGGCCTTGGCCTCGGGTTCGTCGGCTTCCTCGTCGGACTGGGCCTCGGTCTCATCGTCCTCTTCTCCGCTCTGGTGAGCTTCGTTGATGGGCGTTTCGGCCTTGGCCTGCTTCGCGGGCTTCGCCGGCTGTTGTTCCTGAGGGGCTTCCTCAGCGGCCAGGATGCTCTCGAAGGCGCTTGCTGCTGCACTCAAGGGGGTGGTGCTGTCGATCATTATGTGCTCCGGCTGGTCAGAGGGCGCTCACGTCGGCCTGGCCGGCGCGGGGCGAGGCCTCGCGGCGGATGGTGTCGCGGCGCAGCGCCTGGACCTTCTTCAGGGCCTCCAGCTTGCCCTCGATGGGGCGGGCGCTGGCGATGAGCCGGAAGTGGTTCTCGACGTGGCTGACGGTGCGCGCGGCCATGTACAGCATCTCGCGCGCGGCGGTGTCCTTCGGCTCGGTGGACATCCACTCCTCGAAGTAGGAGATGCGCAGGTTGGCGAAGGCCTCGTTCAGGAGCGGGTCCTGCATGAGGCGCTCGACGTGGTCAGCTCGCTTGGCGAGTTCCTCGGGTGTCAGCTTGGTGGCGTCGATCATTGGGCGGGCCCTCCTTCAGGCCCCGGGGGTTGCTGGGCCGGCGTTTCAGCGGCTTGCTGAGCTTGCGCCTGCTTCAGTCCAAAGTTCATGTCGTTGGCGCGCTGCGTCTCGGCCAGCTTCGCGGCCTGCAGGGTCATGTCCATCTGGTACTTGGCCTGCAGCTCGGCCCAGCCGCGCGCGTCCTCGCTGGCCTGCTTGTCGCGCGCCAGGTCGGTGTCGAGCTTGAGCTCGAGGGCCTTGCGCTGCTGCTCCTGCTGCAGTGCCTGCGCCTGCGCCTGCGCGACCAGCATGGCCGGGTCGGGCGCGGGCTGGCCCTGCTGCGGCGGCTGCCAGCCGGGCGGGACGGCCTTGAAGTAGGCGTCGGTGTTGCGGATGCCCACCAGGCTGGTGAGCTTGCGCAGGGTGTTGCTGTACTCGGTGAGACCGCAGATCGGGTTCTGGGGGCCGAGCTGCTGCAGGATCATCTCCTGCTTCTGGGCCACGCCCTGGAAGATGTTGACCCGCTCCTCGGTGGTGGCCATGGCCAGCGCGACGTCCACGTCGCAGTCCATGTCGGCGTTCCAGCCGCGCGGGTCGACCTCGGTCCACTCGCCGCGCATGCGGATCCAGCGCGGCTTGTCTTGGTTCTCCACGAACAGGCGCAGGAGACCGCGGAAGATGGGCGCGAGGAAGGTCGCGGCGAAGCCCCGGGCGAGCAGCTCCTTTCGGGCCTTGCTGCCGCTGATGGTCGCGGCCACGGCCATCTTGGTGCTGGACTGCATGGCCTCGGCGGAGAGGCCGTCGGCGGCGCGGAAGGCGCCCACGCGCTCCTCGCGCATGTCGTCGACCACGTCCAGCAGGGGGATGGCCTGCTGGCCCACGAAGGGGGTGCTTAGCGGGCGCACCATGCCCGGCTGGCGCACGCGCACCAGGGCGCCGATCTCGTTGGAGAGGGCGTCCTGCATGTTCACCTGGCCCTCGACCACCTCGGTGCGGGGCACCAGGGCCTCGGCCAGGCTGTCGAGCACGCCGCGCCAGATCTCGGTCTTCACGCGCTGGATGTCGGCGACCTTCTCGGCGTCGGACTCGCCAATCACTGTGTGGGGCTCGGGGTCCGGCGTCCACAGGGCCATGTCGACGCACTGCACGGGCGCGGCGCTGACCACGTTGTAGTTGTTCCCGAGGGCGCAGACCTTGTACAGGCGCGGCCGATCGTCGTCATCGTCGGCCCAGTAGAGGTAGCCCTCGGTGTAGCCCACCAGCTTCGCCCCGTCGTCGGCGCGGGCGCTGCCCGAGCCGGTGTCTGGGTTGCGGGCCTGCTCCAGCTCGTGCGTCTCGAGCTGCCCGTCGGCGCTGGCCAGGTCGATGTCGTCCTCATCGAAGCCCATGCCGATCAGCTCGGCGCGGGTGAGGTTCTGGCGGCGGCCAATGAACTGCTTGCCGTTGAACTTGCGGGCCTTGCGCGAGACCAGCAACTCCTCCGGCGGGATCAGGTCGACGCAGAAGCGCTTCTCGGTGCGCTTGTGCCGGAGCTTCAGCTCGTGGACGCCGGCGGCCGGATCCGGCGTGCCGTCCGGCAGGTATCCGCTGGGGGCCGGCTCGGGCGGGGCGGCGCCGGGCTCGGGCTCTTCCTCCTCGGCCTCGTCGGTGGGGGTCTCCAGGTCCAGCACCACCGTGCCCGGCTCCTGGGCGAGGTCGGCCACCTGGTCCAGGCTCAGGCCGGAGTACTCGCGCTCGTACTCGATCTCCTCCTCCTCGAACCACCAGGTGGCCACGGCGTAGCGCCGGATCAGGCCGTCCTTGAGGGCCCCGTGGATGATGGAGTAGGCGTCGTTGTCCTTCTCGAAGATATGCCGGATGGCCTCGGTGGCCTGCTGGGCGACGGCCTCGTCGTCCTTGCCCACGGGGCGGAACTCGACCACGTTCTCCCCGCCCAGGAAGACGCGCATCAGGTCGGGCATGATGGCCTGGACGGCGTCGTGCACGTCCCGGCTGACGATGTCGCTGCGGTTGTCCTTCAGGTCCTGCTCGGTGATCCCGGGCAGGTCGCCCCTGTAGTACTCGGTCATCAGCACCTGTGCGGCGCTGATGCTCTCGTCCATGAAGCTGGCCGCGTCGCGCGCCTCGGCGGCGAAGGCGAGTGTCAGTTCCTCCGGCACCTTGCGGCGGCTGTCGGCGTTGTATGCGGCCATGGGCGTTGCTCCCTGCTTAGGTGGCGGGGATTATCGGGCGCGCTGGTAGTTGCGGCGTATGGGACGGCCCCAGGTTACCGAGGCGCCGTCGATGCCGGCAACCGAGAGGGCGGTCTGGCCTGCGAAGGTCAGGAGCAAGCTGTCGGCGTAGTCGGTAGAGGTCTTGTCGCGGGTGCGCTTCTTGATCTCGTCCTTGCTCTCCACCTTCCTCTTGCCGTTGCTGGAGAAGGTGTAGCGGACCATTGCCAGTTCGTCACACAGTCGGGCGCTGGCGCCGACGATCGAGCACTTCTGCGCCTTCAGCCAGTCGCCGCCCTTGAACCAGAGTTCGCTGCGCAGGTTGACGTACTTGTCGCTGAAGGCCGGGGCCTCGGCGACGTTGACGTCGACCACCGGCAGGCCCAGCTCGCGCAACCTGTCGGCCACGCCGGAGCCGATGCCGATCACGTCCACGCAGATCT